TGACTAAGCAAATGCACGTTGGGTTGTATCATCATCTTCGTAAGTTCTGCGGTGACCGTTTCTACCCTATGCAGATACTTGAGCATGAAGAGTATGGCATTCCGAATTCTAAAGTTGAGTTGAATCATCCAGAACTCGTACACTTTCAGAATGCGATAAAGACTCCGTTCCCACCACGTGACTATCAGTACAAAGCAATTGCACATGGTCTTGAGAATAAACGTTGTCTCTTACTATCACCAACAGGTTCTGGTAAGTCTTTTATCATCTATCAGTTAATGCGTTGGGTGAAAGCAAAAGAAGATGTAGGTAAGATTCTTCTTATTGTTCCAACAACAAGTCTGGTAGAACAGATGTACAAAGACTTCTCGGAGTATGGGTATGACGTAGAAAGTAATTGTCATATGATATATTCTGGTAAAGATAAAGTCACTGACAAACCAATTATCATATCTACGTGGCAGTCTATATACAAGTTCGGCGGTGAATGGTTTGAAGACTTTGACTGTATCGTAGGCGATGAAGTACATCTATTCAAAGCAAAGTCATTGTCTACTATGATGGACAAATGCGTGAATGCAAAGTATCGTTTTGGTCTGACAGGCACACTTGATGGTACTGAAACAAACAAACTTGTACTTGAAGGTCTATTCGGACCAGTATTCAAAGTTACTACCACTGTTGAACTACAGAAACAGAAAGCACTTGCAGACTTGAACATAAGTGTATTACTGCTAAAGTATCACGCAAATACTTGCCATATAGCAAAAGAGTGGAACTATCAGGAAGAAGTTGACTATATAGTAACAAGCAAGAGAAGAAATCAGTTCGTTACCAACCTTGTAAAAGGTCTTAAAGGCAACAGTTTAGTTATGTTCCAGTTTGTCGATAAACATGGTAAAGTTCTGTATGATATGATAAAGAGTGAAGTAGACGATGGTCGCAAAGTCTTTTACGTATCAGGTGAAGTAGATGCGTCTGACCGTGAGAAGATTCGTGCGATAGTGGAGAAAGAGGAGAATGCTATTATTGTTGCTAGTATGGGTACTTTCAGTACTGGGGTCAACATACGTAATCTGCACAATATCATATTTGCAACTCCTTCTAAGTCGCAAGTCAAAGTATTGCAGTCTATCGGACGTGGTCTGCGAAAGTCTGATGATGGTTCTGTTACTCAGTTGTACGATATTGCTGATGATTTATCTGTCAAAGGAAAGCGTAACTTTACTCTGAATCACAGTGGTGAACGTATTAAGATGTATACGAAAGAAGGTTTTAAATACAAGATTTATCCAATCAATTTGAAAGGAACTGATGATGCAAGTGATATATGACAAGACAAAAGTAAAACAAATCAAGTTATCCACTGGTGAAGAAATCATTGGTGAGATTGTAGAAGAAGATGACCATGATATTATTATGCGTAATGTTCTATCGATTAACTTTGGTGATGCAATAGATGGTACACGTGCGTGGTCTTTCCGATACTATATGTGTTATCAAGATGATCCAGAAAGATTCATTCTTTTGAAATTAGATAAAGTCGTTGCTGTTGCAAATCCAATGACTGTTCTTGTGAAGCAATACGAAGATGCATTAGAACAAATGGTAGGTATGGAATCAGGGAGTCTTGATGATCCAGAGTACTTAGGAGATGACTATATAAATGACGATGAGTTAGATGGTGATTCTGATACTAGCAATATCGTACCTCTCTTTCATTAGTATATTATCTGCCCTGACGCAATAGACTTATTATAACAGGACTTTTTAAAGTTGTCAAGAGATTTATTATGAAATATGGTTTTACATGTTCTTCCTTTGATTTACTACATGCTGGTCATATCCAGATGTTACGAGAAGCAAAAGAGAAGTGCGACTATCTAATTGTTGGTCTGCAAACAGATCCTACTATTGACAGACCATCAAAGAACAAACCCATTCAGACTGTTGTAGAAAGATACACTCAGTTAAAAGCAGTGGGTTATGTTGATGAAATTATTCCCTATGCCACAGAGCAAGACCTAGAAGACATACTATCAATGTATCATATTGACATTCGTATTCTAGGTGTTGAGTATAAAGATACAAACTTCACTGGCAAAGAGATATGTGAAAAACGAGATATAAAATTATACTTTAACGAACGTTCTCACAGATTTTCTTCATCTGATTTACGGAAACGTGTGTGTAAAGACTTGACAAACTCCTAGTTGTTTGTTATAATAGTGTAACTTAGAATGAGAATATAATATGAAACCTAAAGAAAAACCACATTACGTCAACAACCGAGAATTCTCTCAAGCAGTTGTAGATTACTGTACAGACGTGAAAGACTGCCTAAAAGAAGGTGCAAGTCGACCAGTCGTACCAGATTATATTGCGTCATGTTTCTTAAAGATTGCAGAAGGCCTATCACATAAATCTAACTTTGTTCGTTACACATATCGTGAAGAGATGGTAATGGATGCAGTAGAGAACTGTCTGAAGGCAATCGAGAACTACAACATTGAAGCGGCAACACGTTCTGGTAACCCTAATGCATTCGCATACTTTACACAGATTAGTTGGTATGCATTCTTGCGTCGTATCGAGAAAGAAAAGAAACAACAAGATATCAAATTGAAGTATATCTCTGAAGCAGACGTATCCGAGTTTCTTCAAGAGAACGACAATGGTGAATCTCTATTTGTTGATGTACTACGTACACGTATTGACACAGTGAAAGAAGCAGATGCTCAATTCAAAGAGTATGTGAAAGAAGAGAAACGTCGTAAACGTCGTGCGGTCTATGCAGATTCAGACTTGACAGACCACTTTAACTAATACTTGACAAGTTAGTTTTTTTCTGTTACTATGGTACAGATAAATTAATATAGGTACATTATGAAAATCGCTATACTGAACGATACCCACTGCGGTATTCGAAACTCATCTGATATTTTTATGGATTACCAAGAAGCATTCTATCGTGATGTTTTCTTTCCATATCTACAAGAGAATGGTATCACCACGATTCTACATCTAGGTGATTACTATGACAATCGTAAGACCGTCAACTTCAAAGCATTGAGTCATAACCGTCGTATCTTTCTTGATAAGTTACGTGAGTATGGTATGCATATGGATATTATTCCTGGCAATCACGATTGTTATTTCAAAAACACGAATGACCTAAACGCACTCAAAGAGTTGCAAGGTCACTACATGAATGAAGTTAGTATCATTGAAGAACCACGTATCATGAACTATGATGGTTGTGAGATTGGTCTTGTCCCTTGGATTAATCCAGAGAACGAAGAACAGTGTATGACATTCTTACGTAATACAACATCGCAGATTATTGGTGGTCACTTTGAGATTGCTGGTATGGAAATGGACCGCGGTATTGTATGTAAAGAGGGTATGGACAAAACACCGTTTGAACGTTTCGAGTTAGTAATGTCTGGTCACTTCCATGCTAAGTCAGAATATCAGAATATCAAGTATCTTGGTTCACAGATGGAATTCTTCTGGAATGATTGTGGCGATAAGAAATACTTCCATGTGTTCGATACAGACACACGTGAGTTGACACCTGTACACAATCCTGTTACTATCTACGAGAAGATTTATTATGACCACGATAAGATTGGTGACTGGAAGTTCAAAGACCTGCGTTATTTAGATAACAAGTTTGTTAAAGTTATTGTGGTAAACAAAGGTAACGTATTAGAGTTTGAACGATTCATTGACCGCATTCAACAACAGAAGATACACGAGTTGAAGATTGCAGAAGACTTTAAAGACTTTCTTGGAGAAAATGTCTCGGATGACAATTTAAGTGTTGACGACACACAAACTTTAGTGTATGATTATATTGATGGTGTGAGTACTGATTTGGATAAAGACCGCATCAAACAAGAGATTTCGGATCTGATGACCGAAGCACAAACTATGGAAGTAGTATGATACGTTTTGAAAAACTTCGTTATAAAAACTTTTTATCGAGCGGTAATGCATTTACAGAAATAGACTTTACTACCACTGCGACCACTCTAGTCGTTGGTCACAATGGTGCAGGTAAGTCTACTATGCTAGACGCATTATCGTTTGGTCTTTTTGGAAAACCACACAGAAAGATTTCTAAACCACAACTTGTAAACTCTATCAATCAGAAGGGTACAGAAGTTGAGGTAGAGTTCTCTATTGGTTCTCAGAAGTATAAAGTAGTTCGTGGTATCAAACCAAATGTCTTTGAGATATGGACAGGTGGTAATATGATTAACCAGAACTCACATGCTAAAGAGTATCAACAAGTTCTTGAGAAGAATATTCTTAAACTTACGCACAAATCATTTCACCAGATTGTTGTACTTGGTTCGAGTTCGTTCGTTCCATTCATGCAGTTAGGTAGTGGTGCACGTCGTGAAGTTATTGAAGACCTTCTTGATATTAACATATTCTCTAAGATGAATGGATTACTCAAGGAGAAAATGTCGTTACTTCGTGAGAGTATCAAAGACAATGGTCATGAGATTGAAATGGTCAAGACTAAGATAAACGCACAGAAGAAACACCTGCGTGAATTGTCTGCACTTAACACTGCGCATCGTAAAGAGAAAGAAGAAAACATTAAAAACATTCAGATTGAGATATCGGGTCTTAATGATTTTAATGCTTTACATATGGACATGGCAGAGAGTGCACTACAACAAGCAAGTGACGACTTGACAAAGTTAAATGCCAAGAAACAGAAGTTGGTTGAGTTTCAATCTACATTCAAGTCACAAGTAAAAGCAGTTGTTAAAGAAGCAAAGTTCTTTGATGAGAATGAGCATTGTCCTACGTGCGACCAATCTATTGCCGAAGAGTTACGTACCAGTAAGAAAGAAGGTGCGACTAAACGTGCAAAAGACTTAAACGATGCAATCACTAAAGCAAAAGAAGAGATGACCAAATATGAAAAAGAGAATGCAGAACTCACTTCGTCGTATGAGACGGCAAGAAGTTTACAGAATGACGTGCAACAAAACCTCAGAACAATCCAAAGACTTCAAGCAGATGTCAATAAGATCCAATCGGAAATAGATGAGATGTGTGACACCAATTCTCAGTTCGCAGAAGCAAACTCAGAGTTGGAAGTACTAAACACAGACTTATATTCTAAACAAGATGAGAAGTATAAACTGAACGAGAAGTATTCATACTACCAAGTCAGTGCAGAACTTCTACGAGATACTGGTATCAAGACTAAGATTATCAAGCAGTACATTCCTGTTATTAATCAGTTGACGAATCAGCATCTACAGACATTGGATTTCTTTGTTCACTTTGACCTTGATGAAAGTTTCAATGAGACTATACGTTCACGATTCCGTGATAACTTCTCGTATGACTCGTTCAGTGAGGGTGAGAAGCAACGTATTGACTTATCGTTACTATTCACGTGGAGACAAATTGCTAAGATGAAGAACTCGGTTGCCACTAACCTACTGATTCTGGATGAGACATTTGATTCATCTCTAGATGACGATGGTGTTGACAATCTGATGAAAATCATTTATAGTCTTGGTGAAGATACCAATGTGTTTGTTATCTCGCACAAAGCAGAACTAGAAGACGCACACTTCAACCGTAAGATTGAATTCGTGAAAGAGAAAAACTTTTCTAAAATGATTGTCGCAAATGCTTGACAATTGCCTATCAATACGATATAATGACTTTACAAACTTAAATATGTTAAAACAAGAGAGACTAAATTATGCAACTATCTGACCGCACATTATCAGTACTTAAAAACTTCGCCAGTATTAATGAGAACATCGTGTTTTCTCAGGGCAACGAGTTACGTACCATTTCTGTAGCAAAAAACATTCTATCAAAAGCAACACTTGATGAAGATTTTCCTCAAGAGTTTGGTATCTACAATCTAAGTGAGTTCTTAAATGTGTTAGCACTTGTTGAGAATCCAGCGTTATCTTTTGAAGAGCACAGTGTTGTTATTTCTGACAATACTGGTTTACGTGGTAACCGTTACTACTTCTCAGATCCAGAGATGTTAGCAACACCAAGTAAAGATGTAATCATGCCACCATCTGAAGTTAGTTTCGTACTAGATACTGACACATTAAGCAGATTGAAACGTGCATCGTCTGTACTTGGTCATGATTCTATTTCTATCACACCTGATGGTAAGAATATCAAATTGACTGTTGTGGATAAAGACGACGCAACATCAAACAGTTTCTTCTCACTTGTAGAAGGTGAGTTTGAAGACGGAGTTGATTTCAACTTCATCATGAATGTTAGTAACCTACGTGTTATTAACGAAGACTACAAAGTTAGTATTTCATCTAAATTGATTTCTAACTTTAAATCAGTTCAATCAGAGATTGAATATTTTATTGCACTTGAAAAATCATCAACATACGGAGCATAACCCATGAGCAACAAAGAACAAATCGCAGTATTGCAAGACCTATCTAATCGAGTAGCACGTTCAACAGTAGCAGTTGTTGACACTGTAGTGCAACGTGGCGGTTTCAAAGGTGAAGAGTTATCGACTATTGGTCAATTACGTGACCAAGCAATCGAGATTATTCAGTTAGTAGAGCAGTTACAGGAAGCAGAATAATGGAACAAGTA